CGACTGGAACGTATATCGGTAGTGTTCTTGCCCAGAATGCTGCTGCATGGTCGAGTGATCCGGCTGCTAGGATAAACAGTGTAACAACTACGATATCTGGAGGTAAGATTACCACGGGATCAATAACGGCTGCACAAGTAGACGTTGCAAGTTTACGCGCTGCCATCATCTCAGCGAACACTATTTATGCTGACATTATTGTATCCAAAAAAAAGCAACTTTTTTTATTTATGCTGACAATATTGTTGCCGGTAATATCACAACAGCCAAATTAAACGGTGGTGCTGTTACAACGGATAAGGTTTATACGAATGCAGTAACTCAAAATTACGCTGCAAGCAGTGTTGATGCATATTCCCTAACACTGACAACAAATTTTGTCTCTACAGATCCAACAATGGCTATATTTATATTCTTTCATGTAACCACGGAATTTGCATGTACAATTGAATTTTGGATGTGCAATACGGTTAAACAATGGCAAATGACACTACCGGTACTTTCTTATAGAACTGATGGGTGGTTAGAATCCCCGAAGGTAATCAGCCGTGGTCTGAAATTAAATACTGCTGCTGATGGTACCACATGTAGTGCAATTTTAAAGATAGTAAAGAATCATACACAGGACAACTATGGTCCTTGGAGTGATGCCTCTATTAGTATTATAGGATGCAAACGATGAATGCTAACTTTGTAAAGTATAACCGGTATACAGGTCAGATTGTGTGCTCTGGTTATTCCAGCAGTGACATATGGGAGCAGTGCATAGAAGACTCCGATGCAGTGATTGAGGGTGAGTGTAATCTGTATACTGATTATGTCAGTCTGGAAACACGGGAAGTTACACTTCGACCAACCATCACAGTTGAACCAGGAAAAACAACCATCCTCGCCGATGGGAATGACCTGTTCGTACTCACCGGTTTACCTGTTCCCTGTGTGGTCAAAGTCGATGCTGATGCCTACGAGATCACCGATGGAGAGTTCGGATTCAACACTATCCTTCCTGGTATATACACGGTGAAGGTAGAGAGCTTTCCTTACATAACCAGGACCTGGGAGGTCACAGCGGTATGATTATTTCACTGGATCCGTCGAAGAAAAAGAAGGCAGTCTACCAGGGTATCCGGGATAAGCATGCCAGGCAGATGGAAGCTGTCGTTGCTCCGTATTCACCGGAAGAGCGGGAGACATGGTTCTATCAGATCATGGAGGCCGATGCCTACCTGGCCAATAACCTGGCCGAGATACCAATGATCACTGCCATGGCTACAAACAGGGGAATAGCCATTCCGGATATGGTGGCCAAGATCAAGGCCAACGATCTGGCATTTAGGCAGGCAGTAGGTAATATCCTTGGTTCCCAGCAGAAAGAGCTGGATAAGATAGATAAAAAGCTACAGATATAAAAATATAAAGATGCTCCCTCGATGGAGGGAGCATTTGTTCTGCATCAGTTCTCCGGGAAATCTCCAGCTATTCCCAGATACCCTGCACCATCCACCAGATTGTCCTTCTTGCCCTGGTGTGTTTCCCGGGCAATCTTGAACAGAGTCATCATCAAGGCTGTATCCTTCGGCTCAAGCTCGACATACACACCGAATTTCCCGTTGATGTACGTAGACCAGAAATCCGCGATGGTCTTGAATGAATCCTCGGGATTCCCGTTGGTGTCCTGACGCTCACCATTGATGATGGTTTTGGCTTCGTCCAGTATTGTTCCACGCATTATGCTTCTCACAGTTTATTGTTATTGGTTCACATCCCTACACGTTCAAAACCCAGGATGATTTCTTTACATGCCGGCGATCGGACAATCCCACTGGGATCATTGAAGTCCACAAAGCCGATCAGATTATTCAGGCGCCTATCGCTCGTCATCATATCCAGCAGGATCTGTAATCCCGGTCGAGCAATGTTTGTCTGCTTGGTATCACCACAGAGCACAATCTTGGAATCCGTACCGATCCGGGTCAAGATGGCCTTGATCTCTGCAATCGTAAGATCCTCTGCCTCGTCCACGATGACGAAGGTGTCATCCCAGCTCATACCCTTTACCAGCTCCAATGGACACATGGAGATCTGAGCCACTTCGGGTTTGCACATGAACTCGAGTATCCGCGGTGGGAACTCTTCCTTCAATGCTCCGAGCACGGGAGCCAACCAGTTCATCATCTTCTCATTCTTGGTTCCCGGGTAAAAACCCATCGACTTCGACGATGACACGTTGGGCCTGGCCAGGGTGATGTTGCTGATCTTTCTTTCCTTGAGCATGGTCGCTGCCAGACGTGCCGGCAGGTAAGTTTTTCCTGTACCCGGATAACCGGTAGCCACGGTGATGGGTGATTCCATCATGCAGCGCAGGTAGTGCTGCTGCAAAGGATTCTTCGGATAGATTGGGATTGTTCGCGGGGTGTACTGCTGCTGTTCTGCTGTGGGTTTCGTGACGGTGTTCCTCTTCTTCGACATGAATGTATTCCCTAATGGTGAGTGGTTATGTGTCGGCATGATCCGACACGTTCAACTGCAATTAAGGAAACAAACTACTGTATTCACCCTGAATGCGCCATTAATTACATTAAACTGGTATTAATTTCCTAGAACAGGTTGCTATTTAAAAATTAAGCGGTTATCTTCACCAGAGATTAATTTTACATTAATGGACAAGTGACTGATAATGGCTGAAGAGACAACCGTAGGTACAGACAATGTTGGCATTGATACAGGATGGAAGAATCCACCTACCTTGGCGGATCTGAAGCAGAACTACGACGATGCCAAATTGGAGCATGATGTCCAGCAGGCCAAGATAGATACTTGGGTAGAAAACCTGCATATCACTGGTAAGGCCAAACTTACTCCGGTGAAGGGTCGTTCCAATGTCCAACCCAAGGTTATCCGCAAGCAGGCCGAATGGAGATATCCGGCACTGACCGAACCTTTCCTCAGTACCGATGATCTGTACAACATCAATCCAGTCACTGCCAAAGATGTAAAGGCAGCTGCTCAGAACCAGCTGGTTCTCAATCACCAATTCAATACCAAGCTGGGCAAGGTCAAGTTCATCGATGACTTTGTCCGGGCTGCAGTCGACGAAGGCACAGTCATTGTGCGTACCGGCTGGGAAACTGAAGAAGAGATCATTGAAGAGGAAGTTCCCGTCTATGAGTTCATTCCGGATGTCACCGGTCAGGTAGCTCAACAGTATATGGCCCTGGCTCAGTTGAAGCAGGTCAATCCTGATCAGTATGCCCAGTATGTGAACCCGGGTGTTGAGAAGGCCATGGAGATGTTCTTCACCACCGGTGCCACGGTAATTGCCGAGCAGACCGGTGTGACCATCGAAGAAAGAACCATTGAAACAAAGAATCAGCCGACTGTTCTCGTGTGCAGCAGCAGGAATGTCATCATCGATCCGTCCTGCAACGGTGACACTGACAAGGCTAATTTTGTCATATTCGACTTTGAGACATCGAAGTCCGCGCTGGAAAAAACAGGCATCTACAAGAACCTCGACAAGATCAATGTCAACGCGGCCTCTCCACTGAATCAACCTGATTTTGAAACCAGCAAGGACAACAGCAATTTCAATTTTAAGGACGAGCCAAGGACCAAATTCATAGCCTCCGAATACTGGGGATCTTGGGATATCGATGGCTCAGGCATAGTCCAGCCCATTGTTGCCACATGGGTAAATGGAACACTCATCCGCATGGAGAAGTCTCCGTTCCCAGATAAGAAACTGCCCTTTGAGTTTGTATCTCTGATGCCTGTCCGTGGTTCCGTCTATGGCGAACCGGATGGTGAATTGCTCCTGGACAACCAGTTGATCATTGGCGCGGTTACTCGCGGCATGATTGATCTCATGGGTAAGTCTGCAGCCGGCCAAACCGGTATGCGGAAGGACTTCCTGGATACGTCCAACTCGATGAAATACAAGAAGGGTCTGGACTACGAATACAACGGCAGTGTCGATCCGCGCCTTGGAGTATTCCAGCACACCTACCCGGAGATCCCCCAGTCAGCCTACAACATGCTCACCTTGCAGAATGGTGAGGCCGAGAGCTTCACCGGTGTGAAGTCGTACAATGCCGGCATCTCTGCCCAGGCTCTGGGTGATGTAGCTGCAGGTATCCGCGGTGCCCTCGATGCAGCCAGCAAGCGTGAGCTTGGAATCCTTCGCCGATTGGCAGAAGGCATCATTCGTATTGGCCGCAAGATCATCAGCATGAATGCCGTCTTCCTTTCTGATGAGGAAGTCATCCGAATCACCGACGAGGAATTCGTCACGGTGAAGCGTGATGACCTGGCCGGCAACTTTGATCTGAAGCTCTCCATCAGCACTGCCGAGGAAGACAACCAGAAGGCTCAAGAGCTGGCATTCATGCTGCAGACCACGGGTAACAACATGGACCCTGTGCTGTCTCGCATGATCCTGGCTGACATTGCTCGTCTTCGGAAGATGCCAGCTCTGGCCAAACGCATTGAAGAGTTCGAGCCACAGCCTGATCCGATGGCAGTGAAGAAGGCCGAACTTGAGTTGCAGCTTCTGGCTGCACAGATTGCCAACGAGCAGGCTCAGGCTGCAGCTCACAATGCGACTGCTGGATTGAAGGGTGCAGCTATCCCGACTGAGCAGGTGAACACGCAACTCACTGCAGCCAAGATCGGTACAGAGCAGGCCAAGGCCCGTCAGCTTGCCAGTGACGCAGACAACAAGGACCTGGACTATGTCGAGCAGGAATCAGGTGTGAAGCAGGAACGTGACCTACAGAAGATTGGCAGACAGGCTGAATCACAGGCCAAGACCAAAATTATAGAAGCAATGGTGAAACCGGCTCCAGCAAAAGCTGCAGCCAAGTGATTGAGCCTTACTGGTTCAATCGTAATTTCAACTATCTCCCTGATGGGAGGACACAAGGAACTGAACATGAACGAACGTGAAGAGCAGTCAAGGCAGATTGAGATGGACATTGAGACCGCAAAAGACAAGATCGCCATGGTCGATGCACTCATTCGCCTGAGAAAGAACAAGGACTTCAAACGGGTATTCATCGATGGCTTCTCCGGTACGGAAGCTATTCGCGTGGTCAAAGCATTGGCCGATCCGGCCTGCCAGGACCCGTCTACCCAGGCATCACTGCAGGCCAGGATTTCTGCGGTTGGTTGCTATCGAGCGTATCGGCGAGATGTCCCGTAAGGCTCTCAACGACTACGAGAACGATCTCGTTGAACTGGCTGATGAGGAAGCCTAATCATGGCAGACCTTAACGAAGAGACACCCAGCGTAATGGAGATGTCCGATGAGGATTTTGCAAAGCTCGCAGGTCCTCCGGGTGTTCCTGTAGATCCACCTGCTGATCCGGTCATCGATCCTCCAACCGATCCGGTTGAAGTTGATCCTGTTGATCCACCGGAGGTGGTTGATCCGGTAATTCCGGATCCTGTCGATCCTCCTGCAGCTGATCCGGTTGATCCTCCTGTGGAGGCTGATCCGCCACCGGATGCAGGTATTGATTACAAGGCGGAGTACGAAAGATTGATGGCCCCGTTCAAGGCAAACGGTGGAGAGATCAAGGTCCAGAACACGGACGAGATCATCCAGCTGATGCAGTTCGGCGCCAACTACCACAAGAAGATGCAGGGGCTCAAACCGTCCCTGAAGATCATGAAGTTGTTGGAGAGGAATGAGCTGCTGGATGAAGGCAAACTCAGCTACCTCATCGACCTCTCCAAGAAAGACCCTGCTGCAATCACCAAATTGATCAAGGATGCTGGCATAGATCCGCTTGCGATCGACACGACTGCAGCAGATGGATACACCCCGAAGACCCCCAAGGTCAGTGACCTGGAGATGGATTTGGACGCAGTCCTGGAGCAGATCCAGGAGACGCCGACATACAACCAGACTCTGAAGGTCGTGTCTGAAACTTGGGACGATGCCAGCCGTAATACCATAGCCGCGTCACCTCACATTATCGCGATAATTAATGAGCACATAGGCAATGGCACATTCGCGCAGGTATCAAGCGAAGTAGACCGCGCACGTAGATTTGGAAAACTCCAAGGCGTCAGTGATTTCGATGCATACAAGCTCATGGGTGATTACCTCCAGGGCCAAGGTAAACTCGGAACAGCTGTCCAACCCACGGGAGTCA